ATTTCCAGGTATAATGAAAAAAGGCTTTAAAATTTATTACAAGAAAAGTTAAACTCTAGATATTTATTGATATATAACTAAATTAAGATTATGGAACAAACAAAATTCAATCTCCCAACAGAGAACGTTGAACTACCATCTAAAGGATTACTATATCCAGTAGAAAACCCTCTATCGTCAGGTACTATCGAAATGAAGTACATGACAGCTAAAGAAGAAGATATTTTATCTAATCAAAACTACATACGTCAAGGAGTAGTATTTGATAAATTACTAAGCTCTTTAATTGTATCTAAAATTAACTACGACGATTTAACTATCGGGGACAAGAATGCTGTTTTAATTGCAGCACGTGTTTTAGGGTACGGTAAAGACTATCAGATTAAGTATGCACATCCAGTGACGGGCGAAGACGAAATAATTACCGTCGATCTTGCAGAAATTAAAAATAAAGAAGTAGATTATAGCCTTTTTAATAATGCTAATGAATTTACTTTTACATTACCGCAGTCTAAAAATGAAATAACTTTTAAAATTTTAACTCATAAAGACGAAAGACAAATTGAGGATGAATTAAAAGGACTTAAAAAAGTTAACTTATCTGCAGAAGTTACTACAAGATTAAAACAATCAGTTATTGCTGTAAACGGCAGTAGAGAAAAGAAAGATATTAGAGATTTTGTTGATAACTTCCTACTAGCCTCAGATGCTAAAGCATTAAGAGAGTATATGAGAACAGTATCTCCAGATTTAGATTTAACTTTTACTTTTGTCGGTTCTGACGGCTACACACAGGAGGGTGTAGATCTACCATTAGGAGTATCATTTTTTTATCCTACCGCCTGAATATAGAGCTGCTGTTTTCAAGCAAATTCACGAAATAGTATTTTACGGAAAAGGAGGTTTTGACTGGGAAACTGTATATAATATGCCAATTTGGCTTAGAAGGTATACATTCAATTCAATAAACGAATTTTACAAGAAAGAAAGAGAAGAATATGATGAAGCAGTAGGTAAAGGTAAGATGGTTACTGCAAATACACCAGTTACAAGACCTAATATACCTAAGCTAACAGATTCAACCCCAACCTATACGAGCAAAGTGTCTAGAAAATAGACACTTTTTTCTTTTGAACTATTTATATACATGGAACTACTTAAAAAATTTTATATGGCCGATCCTGCAGATAATGCAGGAGCAAGTAGTGAGAATATCAACAATACTCAAAAGCTTAAAGATACCTTTGTAGAAATCAAAGACACTTTGAAGTCTATCTCATTTATTTTAAGTCATGATATTAACGATCAAATTGATAACTGGGACACAGTCTCTAAAAAAATAGCTCAATCAACAACTAAAGACTTAGTAAAAGGCTTAGAAGCAGCAAGAAAAGTAGTAGGGGAAAGTGAAGCTATCCAACAAAACGTAGGCAAAAAGTTACTATCTCAATCTAAGATTGAATCTCAAATTGAAAAATTAAAAAACTCACAGTTAAGTATTAACAGTTCTCTTGCTTCTTTAGAAGCTCAGGGAGTTGAATCAGATTTAAAAAGAGAAGAGTTAACAGCTCAAATTACAGAAGATATACAAAGACAGCTAGATATCTTAAATAATCAACTTAAAACTGCAAAAGAAAATGAAAGAGCTTTAGGTAGGACAGGTCAAATTATGCAAAGTTTTACAAAAATTCCGATTGTTGGACAGTTACTTGATGCAAAAAGAGCAACCGAAGCGATGGAAAAAGCTGCTGCAGAAAATAACAGTAGGTGGAAAGTATTTCAAGTCGGAATTAAGGAAATGGGAGCAAGTCTAAAGGAAAGTTTAACAGATCCTTTAGTAATTGCAGCAGGTGCATTCAAATTAATAACTTCTGCAATTTCAGGCATAATAAGTTTATTTAAAACCGCTATACAGTTTGGCTTAAAATTCGACCAGAACACTTTTGATATAGCTAAAAATGTAGGAGTTACAGTAAATGAAGCATCTATTTTACAGAAGCAGTTTGTCGATATGGCAAACAGTTCTCAAAGTTTAGGTATTTCTTCCTCTCAACTAGCTAAAAATTATGCCGAGATTTCTAACAGCCTTGGTTTTATGGCCCCTACCAATAAAGAGTTTTTAGAGACAGCTACTTTAATTCAAAAAAGACTAGGTGCTTCAGCAGAAGATATGTCCGCACTTACACTTCAATCTACCCTTTCAGGAAAGACCTTAGAAGAAACGATGAGTACTTTAAATGTGAGTAGGAATATTGAAGGTGCACGAAATAGATTACTGTTATCGCAAAAGCAAATACTTGACGGTATTGCTAAAACAAGTGCTGCTGTACTAATTAATTTTAAAGGCGATGTTGGTGCATTAGGAGATGCTATTGTTAGAGCAACTAAATTAGGAACTACTTTAGATACTATCAACAAACAAGGCGAGACTTTGTTAGACTTTGAATCAAGCATAAGTAAAGAATTTGAAGCACAGTTACTAACAGGTAGAGACATTAACTTAACAAGGGCTAGAGAATTTGCACTTGCAGGTGATACTAAGAACTTAATGGAAGAGCTTAACAGACAAGGAGCTACTTATCAGCAGTTTATGGGTGAAAACGTTATCGCAAGACAAGCAGAAGCAGCGGCAGTAGGTTTAAGTGTAGAAGAGTACTCAAAGATACTATTAAAACAACAGCAGTCTAATAGATTAGGCGTACAACAGGGCCAGTCTTTAGAAGATAGATACGGAGAGTTAATGAAAACTGTTGAAGGTCAAAAATTAATTACAGAGCAGTTAACTGAACAAGAGCGAATAGATCTAAAAAAAGCCTCTATACAAGACAAGTTTCAATCAGCAATAGAAAAACTTCAAGATACTCTAGGTTCTATAGTTGCTGGACCATTAGCGCAATTAGTAGACGATATAACTAAATTTCTCTCTAAAAGCGAAAATGTTAAATCAATAGCAAATGGAATAAAAAGTATATTTAAAGGTATTGCAAGTGCAATTCAACATCTACCTCAAATACTAGGTGTAGCTATCGAAGCAATGAAAATACTCGCTTCTATAACTGCAGTACAAGCTGCAGCAGCAGTAACAGCCGGGTCTGCTTATGCAGGTCCAGCAGCTTTAGGTATAGGTATTGCAACTTACGGAGCTTTAACAGCATTAATGGGAGGAACTGGATTAGGAAAGTATAATTTTGCTGGAGGTGAAGGTGAAAGTATGACTGAGCCAATAAACCCAAATGTAACAGCTGCAAATTCTCAAGCAGCAGCAGCAAATGCAGAGCAAAGACCAATAGCACTAACCTTCCATCACACTACAGAGGTAGGGGCAGAAAAAATCACAGCTCCTGTTGTAAAAGAAATAATAAAGACACCAGGATATGGAAACAGTACAAAATAAATAATTATTATGGCATTACTAGGACAAATAAAGAAATCACAATTAAGTAAACAAGGACGAACTAATCCTACAGGTATTTTTGAAGGCACTCCTCAAAACGTAGCAACTGTTTTAAGAGGTTCTTCCGTACCTTTAGCTTCTTCTGTAATTCCTGTGTCACAAGTTCCCTTAGATGTTACCTATAATTCAAAGCCGCAACCTACATACCTTGATTATTTAAAATCCGCTAATAAATCATAGAATGCCTCTTATAAACTTTAAAACTAATTTTACTAATCTAAGATTTGGCATGGATCAACCTGGAGGTGGTGATAGCGGTCAACCATTTATCCAAAATCCTATTGAGAATGCTAATACCCCTGCGGAGACTAAGAGGTTTTATGAACTTAATAGAACTAGCTTAGATTTCCCAATAAGAGGGGGAGCGTTAAGCTCTCTAGATAATGGAACCTATACTACACAGGCGGCAGTGATAGATACTGAACGTATTAAAAAGTTTTTTAAGAGTGCACCACTTGGAGATGCTTTTATTAATAAACAAAAAGGATTACAGTTAACTAATCCGCTAACACAGGTACCTAATTCACTACAATTTATAGGTGTAGGAATAGGGAATGCAGTAATACCTGTAACACAGGTCTATAACCCTGCTAATACATTAGCACAAGTAGCTGTTCAAGGAAATGGAACACATTTTAATAGACAAGGAGTAAGTCCTAACATCTATGAATCAGTTAGACAGACTTACCAGTATATTGTAGGTAATCCTGATAACAATACAGAATTAACTAACAGACTTACTATTTTAAAAGCTTTAAAACTTAATTTAAATAGTAATCTTAACTTTACAACGAATTCAAATCCAGTTAACGGAATTAGCCTTGACCCGGCTTTAGTTGATCGCTTAGGGATATCAACAATACAAAGTCAATTATTTAATTACCCAGGAGGTCCTGGTTCTGATTACGGTATTGGATTTACAAGAATTTTTAGAGCTACTGACTCGCAGGGAGTTGCAATGTCAACACAACCTACTGCAAACTTAGTAACAGGTGTTGCTTATTCAAGTATAGGAATGACTTATGCTCAACTTGCAACACAGGATACTGTTAATGCGGCATTACCTACTGTTGCTAGAATTCAAGACTTTAGATCTCAGTTATCCGGGGATCAAGTAAAGTCAGATTACAGTGTTTACAATATTGCAAATCCTAACAACGGAGTCGGAGGTTTAGGTATAGGTAATCCAGGTGGCTTTTTATTTAGTACCGATTATACAGATTCAAAACCAAACGGAATTGACTTACTAAACCAAAAAAACTTATTTTACTTTAACGCAAGTACAAACACACCTTGGAATGCCAGTCCAAATGCAACTGACAACCACAATACTAAAGACATTATTAAGTTTGCTTTTGAATGTATGTCAAATGATAACCCGGGTGATGCAGTAGCTCTTATATTTAGAGCTTTCCTTGACGGACAAGTAAGCGATACAAACCAGGCAGAGTTTAGTTCATTTAAGTATTTAGGTAGAGGTGAAACTTTTAGAACTTACCAAGGATACGATAGAACTATTAGCTTCTCTTTTAAAATATTTCCGCAAAGTAGAGTAGAACTTCTTCCTTTATACAGAAAACTTAATAACTTAGTATCTCAGGTATATCCAGACTACTCTCCTACTTCAAATTTAATGAGAGGAAGTGTTGTTAAATTGACAATTGGTGATTATATTTATAGAATGCCTGGATTCTTAGAGCACGTAAATATAACAATTGATAATACTAATACTTCTTGGGAGATAATGTTAAATCCTAACGAAACAAACGTAGCTCAACTACCTCACGTTGTTACGGTGACTACTTCGTTCAAGCCTATTATGGATATTTTACCGAGAAGAGAAACTTACGAACAGCCTTACGTTCCTATTATTGCTAACGGTAGTAATTTTTCTGATACAGCAATTGATAATCCAAATCCAAATGCTACTAATAAAGCACGTATACTTGCACAGCAGCAACCTGCAGTAGCAGCCACCACACCTGCAGCAGTAGCAGCAGTTACTGCATCAAAACCAACACCACAACCAGCAAGTAAAGTGATTAAAAAGTATCCAACTCCTAAAAAAGCAACTAATACTCCTTCTCCTCTTAATAAGGACTTCTTTACAGTACCGCCAATGATTCAAGATAATACTAACGTGGTAAATGGACTTGGAAGAGGTGGAAGAGGGTCATCGACTGGGTAAAATTAAAAATAAAGCACAATGGCATCAAGATATCAAAACATACCGGTAATAAAGGCAGACGTAACAGGTAGTATATTCTACCAGACTAACATTTACCCTGAAATTCCCCCGGTAAACAATGATTACTATATAATTACAACAGTGGGTAGTAGACTAGATCTAATAGCTTACGATTTTTATCAAGATTCTAGCCTTTGGTGGGTTATTGCTTCAGCAAATTCCCTTTCAGGAGACTCTATTTATGCACCGGTGGGGATTCAATTAAGAATTCCAACTAACTTACAAACAGTTATAAACGAATATAATTTAGCAAATAATGGCTAGTGAAAAGCTCTCTAATGTAATTGGCGCTCCCTTTGCAGAACACGTACTGACACAGTTAAATTTAAGAGCTGCCCACAATAGTACTGGAGCTGGTAATGTACCTACTAGAAGTGATGAAGAAATTTTATTCCTAGCCAATAAAATGTCGTGGGTAAAATTAACTTCCTCTGTTAGAGTTCAAGCCGAAAGCAATAACGGAATTCCCACCCCTCTATCAGAGTACTATAAAAAATTAGGAGTAGATTATGCAAATGCAGATGATTTAGCAAAATACTGGACATTAGAAGCAGGTACTTCAAAAGCAAACGGTGCAAATATTGATTTAAGGTACGGTATCGGTCTAGATGGAGCATATGGTTTAGGAGGTACAGAAGAATTAGGTTATAGACCAATGCCTGGTTTAACCTCTGTTACTATTGATACAAAAGGTACTTTAGGTTCTTTAAGAGAGGCTACAATTCAGTTTAAAGTTTGGAATATGAATCAATTAAACATAATTGAAGCTTTATATTTTAGACTCGGATATTCAATGCTACTTGAATGGGGACACAATCAATTTTATACTAACGTAAATCAGCAAGGTGGTGGTGGTACCTTTACTACTAATACCTACGGTATAGATCCTTTTCAGTCCGATTTAAGAAAGGAAAAGATACAGCAGTTGATAGCACAGAGATCTTATAAACTAAGTGCTAATTATGACGGTATGCTAGGGGTAGTTACAAATTTTCATTGGTCATTTAACCAAACAGGCGGGTACGACTGTACAATTAGACTTATAGGATTAGGTGCAATAATGGATACTCTAAGAATTAATTCATCTTATATAATGCCTACTGCAATACTACAGGCATATAAGAGTCAGCAAGATACTTTAAAAGCAGAGCAAGAGATATTAGATAAAAGGAAGGCAGATAATGCAGAAGCGCAAAAAAGAGAAAAAGCCAGCTTTAAAGACCCTCTTCCTGCAACTCCTACTAATCCCCAAGAGATTTATACTAAAATTTATACCGCAGATACAGGAATTTCAACAACTTCTACTTCTGGTCAAGATACTTTTTTAGCAGATCAAGCCTTACCTGTTGCATATAATGTAGATACCGCTAATGAAATTACTAATACTGTTCTCGATTACTACTATAAAGCTCAAACAGGAGGAAAGACCGGCGGTCCATTTATTACCGAACTTAATCAAAAAAGAACCGGCTTATTTTTAAGCCCTATTACAGGATTAAGGAGTACTTGGACTTTAATTCCTGCGGACAACTATCCTGAAGTGGTTTTATCTGCAGGACTACTTAATCTTACAGCATTTAGAGCAAGCCAACTTGATAACAGTTCTCTAGGCTATGTAAATTTACAAGACAATAACTTACTAGGGTCAAATCAATTTATTAAAGCTTTTGATTATAACCTATACCGCTACCCTCAAACTTCTCTAGCTACTGCAATTAATTCTCTTGGATACGGAAATGGACTTTCTTTAGGGCCTGATGAATATATCTACTCCCAAGCTGGAGCATTTAAAGATATACCTCTTACAGTAACCCTCCTATTTCCTGCTCCTGTAAAAAATCCAAAAACAGGTAATGTTATTTTAAAACCCTATACTCTTACAATAACGTACACCCCTCTCCCTAATCCTGAAAAAGGAAAAGAAGCAGATGATTTATTAATAAGACCAACAAGAAAAGAAATTATAGCTGCATTAGAAGATTGGTTTTTAAACGATAGAAAAGTTCAAATAACTTCTATAGAAAATACTACTAACACAGCTAATAACGTTACAGTAAAAGGAACTTTTAAAATTACTATACCTAATAAAGCGATTTCAACATTAACTATAGAGTTTACAAATACAGCTTTAATAGAATCTGTCTTAGCTTCCCCTGTACCCGAAAGCACTCCTCAAAATGCCATACAAAATGCTGATGCAGGTAATAATGGCGGTATCGATAACAATTCAACACCTACACAAACCGATCCCGGTTATAGATTTGCCTCTGCACTACATGCAATGCTTGCAGCAGTTAAAAGTCAAGTCGAATTTACAATGACTACAGATCGAAACGATGTAGTTAACGTATCGCTAATAGGCTTAACAAGAAAATTCTACCTAGGAACTATACTAGAAACACTTTTTGATACCCCCGAAGATAGAACTACATCCGAATTTAATTTAATACAATATGCATTAAAAGGCTTTAACAGTAACTTAATGGTAAATGCTAAAAATGACCCTGCGTTATTTAACAGTATTAAATCAGTTAATTTTAAAGACCTATCCACAGCTTATGGTATTAGGTGGACTATACAAGACGATGCTAATCAAGTTAATCATCCGGCATATTTAAAACTAGGTTACGTACTATCTTTTTTAAACGCTATGTGCTTAATTTACGATTCAAGACAGGATGTAGATAAACATCCGTACGTTTACCTAGATTTTAATCCATATACAAATTTTTGCTTGACTATGCCTCAGCATATGTCTATAGACCCATTCACCTGTATGATTCCTTACCAAGGAAATCAAATAGATTACCTAAAGCTATTCCCGCCAGATGTAGCTCCTAACCCCGATCCTAACAGTGATACCCTCTTTAATGAAAACCTTAACGAAGTATCTTGGTATTTACCTAAATTTAAAGCAAGTGATAATCCCTACCAAGGTAGTACAATGGAGATCCTACTAAATATAGATTTTTTAATTAGTACTTTAAATGCAAGAACGACTAGCAGCCCAGATCATACGGTAGATCTAAAAGGTTTTTTAGATGATATTATGACTGGGATAAATAAAGCAACAGGTAATTTAAATTCTTTTAGAGTAGCTTATAGAGATGACAGTAATACAGTCATTATTAAAGATGATCAATTTGTACCTCCTATAGCTGGTGAAGATTGGACAATGGACATTACAGCTGCTCCTAGTAATTACGGTGTACCTAATGGGGTTAATGTACCTAAATACGGGCAGCTACCTGTATTTGGAAAATACAGTCTGGTAAGAGATATGAGATTTGAAACAGAAATGTCCACAAACCTATCTAAGGTAATAGCAATCTCAGGACAATCCAATATAGGCTCGGTAAATTCAACAGACCATTCCTCTTTTAGTTGGTTAAATACTAATTTTTTCGATACCTATAAACCTACAATCTCTGATTCTTCTAATACTAACTCAAATTCAAATAATAAAACTACAGACAAAGAAAAGGAGACACAAGAATATCAAGCAAATCTAGCAGCAACTGAATTTAATCAACACGTTGTCAGTATATACCGAGGAGGTGTAGCATTATCTCAAAAAATGGTAAGTGCTGCAGCAAATTATTACATAAACGGTATAGCACAGGTTAAGTCTGCAGATAGAATTACAATAGCAGCTCCTTTTATTCCTGCTAATATTAATCTAACAGTAGACGGTATCGGAGGTATTATAATGGGTAATGCCTTTACAATTCCCGAAGATAGACTTCCTTTATCTCTAAGAGGTCAAGGAGGTGCAGATAGAAATACTAAAGTAGGATTTGTTGTAGTAGGATTAACTCATACTCTTGATAATAACCAATGGTTAACTAAGATTAGAGGACAAATGATTAAGTTAAGAGATAGTACGGACTATGGAACTACTAAAACATTAGAGAAATTACAACTTACCTTCCCTATTATTACAAATACAGTTATACCAGCGGATGTAATAATACCTACAGGTCCGTCTAGAGCTAATGTAGTAAATGCTGTAAAAGCACTTAATACTACTACAGGTATTAAAGCATTAATGTTAGCTCAAATAGGAGTAGAAGGATACTATCCAGATACGTTAGCTTACAGAACAAACAATCCAGGTAACGTAGGAAATACTGGAAAAGCTGTTAAATACTTTCCGACTCTTGCAGATGGAGTTCAAGCAATGCTAGGTGTTACAAATAATGCAGTACAGAAAAGAGACTACTACAAAAACGTAGTTACAATAACTGACTATATTAATGTGTACGCACCTCCTTCTGATCCCGCTAATAATCCAAACCAGTATGTATCTCAGATACTAGGCTATTTTAAAAAGATAGGACTAACTCAATTTACTGCAAATTCAACTATAAATCAAATTGCTGCCTATAATGGGGCTATAAACTTCGTATAATTATGCCAGTAAAATATTATCCACTTACAAGAATAAGATCAAACCTTTATACAAGAGGTAATGAATTTACTACCCTCGACGGGAAGACTTATGCTGGAAGGTATTACTTAACTTATGAGAATAAAGCTTTTACAGGTATAAATCCGGTATTAGGTACTAATGAAGAATTAACCGCTGTCCCTGTAGTTAGCAGTAGCAGTAATCCTACCTCTAATGCCTATATTGCAGCAAGTACTCAAAATACTCAAAAAAGGACTAAAAGTTCTGATGTAACACTGTCTGAACTAAATTCTTACTTCCCTGTACCTATTGCTAGTGACTATTCAAGAGGTTATTTCACAAGGTATTTTGCAAAAACTGTTTCTGGTGCTCAGTACGTTATAGAAATTTCTCAAATGGATTACTCTCAATTACAAAACGGGAATGTTTCACCTGCTGTCTTAAGTTACGAGTCAACAAGCATGCTATGGCAGTTAACTGGACCATTACACGATACGAGATTATCTCAATACCAAGTTCAAGGAGGTGTCTACGATACAAATAAAAGAGTAACAGAAGCAAAGCAAGTAGGTTTTAGAGGTATTGTAGAATTTATTGGAGAGGAGTATACAAAGTATGCAAAGATAACTCCTTAAAAGTTATGTATTTTATATAGACCTATACTATTTATTAGTATGAAAACTTGTACTGTCTGTAAAACAGAAAAATCTTTAGATCAATTCCATAAACATAAGCATACAAAAGATAAAAGACAATCTAAATGCAAAGAATGTGAAAAGCTTGTAGGTAGAAAAGTAAGAGAGAAAACTCCTGGATACTTTTATAAAAGAGATCCAGAGTACTTCAGAGAATACAATAAGAAGTGGAGAGAAGAAAATAAAGAAAGGTCTAATGAGATAATGAGAACACATTACCACAAGGTGTTAAAGTATGATACCCTTTATAAATTAAGGCATAGTGTCGGAGCTAGAATAAGTAAGGGTTTAAAATTACGAGGACAGACTAAACTAGGTAGTGCTGAATCCTATATAGGTTGTACGTATGAAGAATTAGTAGTACACTTAGAAAAACAATTTATAGAAGTAATGTCTTGGGATAATTACGGAAAGTGGCAAATCGATCATATTATCCCTTTAGCTAAAAAAGGCAGTTTTCATTATACTAATCTACAGCCTTTATGGAAAGAAGATAACTTAGAAAAATCAGATAAACTCTTGGAAGATTGGAGAAAATAGTTTATATTAAATTAAATAAAGGTTATACATATGGCATATTTTATCGTTGAGACGGAAGAGCAATTAGCACAGCTACCTAAACCAGGAAAATGCTTTATTGAGCTAGTATCTCTATCAGAGCATACCCATCCAGCTTTAACCACATCCTGCGTACTGTATTATAATGATTTCCAGAAAGGATACATAATACCTATTAATCATTCAGAGGGATTTTCAATTAAATTAGAGTCAATAGAGAGTTTTCTTAAGGAAGTACCGAAAGTATATCTTTTAGATAAAAAATGGCATTCTTACTATTTTGATTTACCTCATTCTATTGATTTAAACTTTACTGTCCTGGATATAGACGGTAAGATTAAAGATTTTCAATGCTACACACCGGTACATTTAGACTTCTACGAAAGATTTAAGTATTTACCTCAAGTAAACACCTATATACCAATATCAAAGCACTACGAAAGGTGTGAGTGTATGTTTGAAATGGTGAAAGAGTATGTAGGAAAGGAGTCGAATATTGAATGGCAAGACAAATACGTAGAAGTATACAAGTGGGTAGAAGAGCAGGGAATCTCAGTAGATGAAAAGCTCTTTGATAAGTACTTTGAAACTCCTTGGAAAGGGAGATCTCTAAGGGATAGTAGGGTTTACTCAAGTTATAACCTATATAACATTACTTCACGTCCTACTAATGCATTTAATAGTATAAATTTTCTTGCTTTTAACAAAGAAAACGGTTCTAGAACGGCTTTTATACCGCAAAACGATGCTTTTGTAGAGTTTGACTTCGATGGATATCATATAAGGCTAATTGCTGATGCAATGCACACTGATATACCACAGAATCAATCAATTCACGAGTATTTAGGTAAGCAATATTTTAATAAAGAGGAATTAACACCTGAAGAATATCAAGAAGCTAAGAAAATTACCTTCAGACAGATGTATAACGGAGTAGAAGAGGAGTATCTGTACATTGAATTCTTCGAAGACGTGTATCATACTGTAAGAGCTATGTGGACTACCTATACAAATAACGGTTTTTTAGAGTTACCAAACGGTAGAAAACTTATTCAAGAAAATGCTAATCCTCAAAAGCTATTTAACTACTATATTCAGTGTCTAGAAACGGTAAATAACGTAAAAAAGCTAAATAAGCTAAAAGACTACTTAAAAGATAAGCAAAGCAAAGTACTTCTAGTTGTATATGATTCAATACTAATTGACTATGCAGTATCAGATGGAAAAGGAACATTATCTCACATTAAAGATATATTAGAAGAGGACGGATATAAGGTTAAAGCTAAAAAAGGCGATAACTATAACTTTTAACACTAAGAACCAACTATTTATTATGGAATTTATACAGTTAACACAAGATCAATTGAAGAATAAGTTATTTTGCACATTCTCTCCTAAAAGCAAGTTGGAAGAGGTTTTAGATACGATTAAATCCGAATATGTTATCATGTACGATAAGATATTTGTATTGGAATCTGAGGAGTCTGATGAGTTTTTGTGCACTTACAATATTGAAGTTCAAAGTACTAATACAAGAGTACTTCCAAATACGATACTTTTACATAGAAAGAAGGAAACCAATACGTTATACACGATTAATAGTTTAAACCTTCTAATTAAATCCCTAAATGAGGGAATCTTAGACACGTCCTTTAGAGTAGAATGGCAAAATTACAGAAACACTGTATTGCTTACTCAAGGCGATGATCTAAGAAAACTTTCTACAAAAATCCACAAAATAGTTACTATTTAAGTTGCTAATTCGGATTTTTCTACTTACATTTCCTTATAGAATAAATTTTTAAACTAAAACAATAAGTTATGGCAATGGACCTCAGCGCGATTAAGTCGAAACTTACTTCGCTACAAAACCAAAAGTCAGGCGGTCAAAAAAGAGACATGTCTTTGATTTTATGGAAGCCTACTGTGGGTAAACACAGCGTTCGTATTGTTCCAGCTACATGGGACAGATCAAATCCTTTTAAGGAAGTATTAGTACATTACGGTATTGGTAACCGTACTATGATTTCATTAGTTAACTTCGGTGAAAAAGATCCAATTGTTGAGTTTGCTAAGCAATTAGCTACAGCAGGTGATAAAGAAAACTGGGTTATGTCTAAGAAATTAGAACCAAAGATGCGTGTATTTGCTCCTGTCATCGTTAGAGGTGAAGAAGAGAAGGGCGTACGCTTATGGGAGTTCGGTAAACAAATTTATGCCGAGTTATTATCATTAGCTGACGATCCTGATGTAGGCGACTACACAGATGTAATCGATGGTCGTGATATTACGATTGAAACTACCGATGCAGCAACTAACGGTACTGGTTATAATCAATCTAAAGTACGTGTTCGTACTAAAACTACTACTTTATCAGAAGATGCTAAAGAGGTTGAAAAGTGGTTAAATACTCAACCAGAGGTATTCACTATCTTTAAGAAATATTCTTACGATGAGATGAAAGAGTCTTTATTAAGCTGGTTACACCCTGAAGCGGCTACTGACGAACCAGCAGCTCCTGTAGCACCTGTAGTAGAAGCACCAGCTCCTGCTAATAAACCAGCATCGTTTGCTTTAAACGCTAAACCTAAGGCAAGCATTGACGACGAGTTTGACGAATTATTTAAATAAACAAATACATGGCAAAAGGAACTAAAGCTTCTCTTAATGAGAGTATAGCTGGTGCCCTAAAGGGTACCTTTAATCTAGATAGCTTTAAAGAAGCAAAGAACTTATCTAGTACATCGATTAAGATGAAAGAACAAAAATGGATACCTTTGTCAAAAGCCTTTCAAGACTGTTTATCTATACCTGGCATCCCACAAGGCCATATTACACTACTCCGCGGTCACTCTGACACAGGTAAAACAACAGCTCTTCTAGAAGCAGCGGTAAGCGCCCAGAAAATGGGCGTCTTACCTGTGTTTATCATTACAGAGATGAAGTGGAATTGGGAACATGCCAAGCAAATGGGATTACAATTTGATGAAGTAGCTGATGAAGACGGAGTAGTGAAGGATTATAAAGGCTTTTTCTTGTATATCGACAGAGAAAAGCTAAATAGTATTGAAGACGTAGGTGCATTTATTGCAGATTTACTAGACGAACAAAAGAACGGTAAATTACCTTACGATTTATTATTTTTATGGGATTCAGTAGGTAGTATACCTTGTGAAATGTCTATAACATCTAATAAGAACAATAATGAGTGGAATGCAGGTGCTATGTCTAAGACATTTGGTAACTTTATCAACCAAAAAATCGTATTATCACGTAAAGAGAGTCAACCTTATACCAACTCAATGCTAGCAGTGAATAAAATCTGGGTAGCTAAAGCAGAAAACATCATGGCACAGCCTAAGATGAAAAATAAAGGCGGAGATACGATGTACTTTGACGCTTCATTAATTGTTACTTTCGGTAACGTTACTAGTTCAGGTACAAATAAGATTAAAGCTACTAAAAACGGTAAAGATGTAGAGTTTGCAAAGCGTACTAAAGTTAGTTGTGATAAGAATCACGTTAACGATGTTACTTCCGCCGGTAGAGTCATTATGACCGCACACGGTTTTATTGATGATACTAAGCAAGCTATTGATGCCTATAAGAAACAGTATTCAAAAGACTGGTTAAAAACTTTAGGTGCTACTGATTTTGATGTAATAATAGAAACCGACGACGACAGTAAGGATATTTTTGACGCTTCAGAAGAATAATAATATGAATACAGACTATAGAAAAATGTTTACGGAAATGGAAAATGAACCGGTAACGACCCTGCATAAAGATAGCAGGGTTCTTATTGTGGATTCGTTAAATACGTTTTTACGTAGTTTTGTAGCAATACATCACGTAAATCCAGCAGGTAACCACGTAGGAGGACTAGGAGGTTTTTTAAAATCAGTCGGTGCTGTGATAAAACAAATACAACCTACAAGGGTTATTTTAGTTTTTGACGGTGTTGGTGGTTCAACAAATAAAAGATACCTTTACCCAGAGTATAAAGCTAATAGACATATTACTAAAATCTCAAACTGGGATGCATTTGATAATCAAGAAGAAGAATCTGAATCTATTACCAATCAAATCTTACGCTTAGTCTCTTATTTAAAGTGCCTACCTGTTGATTTAATTGCAGTAGATAAAATTGAAGCAGATGACGTAATTGGATACCTTGCAACTAGGTTTCCCGAAAAGGTAACTATATTATCTACTGACCAAGATTACTTACAACTCGTATCAGATAAAATATCTGTTTATTCACCAGTTAAGAAGATAATCTATGACCCGGCTAGAGTAGTAAAAGAGTACGGAATTACACCTCAAAACTTTTTAGTAGGTAAAGTTATATTGGGAGATAAGGGCGATAATGTACCTGGGGTAAAAGGTATTGGTGCAAAGACATTAATAAAGCTTTTTCCTCAATTAAAAGAAGAAGAGAAATTTAGGTTGTTAGTTTTACTAGAACATGCAAAGCAAAATATTGCAAAAAGTAAACATTATGGTGATATACTTAATTTTTCTTATCAATTAGATATAAACAGAAAATTAATGGATTTACATAGTCCAAACATACCTCAAGAAGATAAGGTTACAATAGATCATCTATTAAATAACCCAAATAATGAATACGACCCTACTAGGTTT